TGGTCAAAAACAAATCGTACGTGTTTTGTGCTAAGTGTTACATAAAACAAGACCTGAGAAAATAACTTGACACGGCTGCTTGTTTGTGATTGTCTGACCTTACCAACTGATAAAGGAACTATGCAGATGAAAAAAGCAGACATAAACAAGCCAGCCGTCACCATGTATCCGAAGGCCCGGCGGTCTATTGCAGAACTGAAGACCGGTGCGTTAAAGTTAGCTAAGAACGCGAAGATATCCGACAAGGGAAAACTGCCCGTTGTTAAAAAGGGCAAGTTTAAAGGTTACGTTATTTTTACCCTTACCCTTGAAGAACGCGCAACTTGTCCCCGTGAATGTTACCATTGGGATGATTGTTACGGTAATAACATGGCGTTTGCTCACCGGATAGAACACGGGCCAGCACTGGAAAACAAACTAGAACAGGAACTAGACGACCTTTGCGCCACGTATAAAGGCGTTATTGTTCGGCTTCATGTTCTGGGCGATTTCTATTCGGTGCCGTATGTTAACAAATGGGCCGATTGGTTATCGCGTCATGATAATCTGGCGGTCTGGGGATATACCGGGAACGTTCGCGGTTCAGATATTGGGCTTGCGCTTGCATATAACCGCTATATGTTCGGCACGCGCTGGGCCGTCCGGTTTAGCAACGATTTAGACTTTGCTTTTTCTGCAAACAGTACCGAACGGGCGGAGCCGGTAGCCGGTCAATCCTTTATCTGTCCGGAACAGACCGGCGCGGTTTCGAATTGTGCGAACTGTGCGCTGTGCTGGTCTGCAGACGATAGGCAAGTTTTGTTCGTTACCCATTAGGATGACAAAAGGCCCACGCTAAAAAGGCGGTGACAAATGGGCCACGCTAAAAGATTGGGGGCATATCACAAGGCCGGGGTTTTTTCCTTTACCCGGTGACTGGTCTGGATATGCCGGGCAATATCGCGAGGCGGGGCGAATTGCCAAGTTTAAGCTGAAACTTTTTGCTTTACTTCCGGGGCGTTTTGTGCCTTATTCTGAAGACACCGGGCGAGACCCGGACCAACCAACCAAAGAAAGGGGCTTATCATGCCTTTAGATTTAACAGTAACAACCGGCGGCTTGTCTGATATCCGTGACGGCATCCAGTACGACCACCGGGACCCGTTCGACCTGTCACTATTTACCGACCGGGCAGTGTTCGAACGTGTGCCGGTCTTGGCAGATGTGGATGGCTTGCCCGGCAGACTGGACGGGTTTAGCGCAATCTATAACCGGGCATCCGGCGAACTGGTATCAATGCGACCGGTCCCGAACTCTTATCAACTGGTGCCGCATCAAGATATGATGAAGGTACAGGCTGAACAACTTGCCGATAGTCCACTAGGGGGCCGCTTGCGGGTTGTCGACCGGCTATTTGAAGCAGGGAAAAAGGCCCACCGGACCATCTACTTTGACGACCTCAAGGCGGATGTGAAAAGCAGGACCGGTCAAGATAGCGTTGTTCCGCGTCTGGACGTGTTCAATTCTATTGATATGTCTTGGGCGTTCCAAGTGTTCTCCGGTGCCTATCGCGACCTTTGCCGAAACACCCTAGTGTTCGGCGGGGAAAAGGCGTATCACCAGAAAAAGAAACATACCCGCAATCTGGACACCGCCAGCCTTACCGGCAAGGCCGTTTTGTCTTTGGATATGTTTCAGAACCAGCGCGAACAGATGGACCGGTGGGCATCGCTTGGCTTGTCTTCCCGGCAGTTTGCGGACGTGTTAACCGAGACAATCTGCAAACGTGAGGCCCGCCCGTCTGACCGGGATGAAGGCCAGCCGGTGAATAAGGGGCTTCTGGACTACCTTGTCTATCAATTCGAAGATGAGGCCCACGAACTAGGCGAAACCATGTGGGCCGGATATAATGCCCTGACCCACTGGTCTACCCATACGACCGACACACCACGGGCCAAGAAGACCCAGAAACAGCACGACACCCAGCGCGTCCGGGCCGACCGGGTACGGGATGTTCTGACCTCTGACGCTTGGCTATCTCTGGAAGGGGTTGCCGCATAGATGGAAGCCTTATATGTAATCTACCGGACTATCACTGTTGTTTTATTGTGCTTGATAGTTTACGCTGTATTTATCGCAACTTAACAGGAAAGGAACTGAAGCGATGAAAAAGGAAACCAGAAATCTTATCGTTGAGAATATCGGCCTTGCTTGGGTTTATTCTTCACCGAAGGCCCGGCAATACCTGAATGAGGCCCTGAAGGGTTTTGCCCAGCACCAGAGGGAACAGGACGAGAATCTGGACGCATTGGCAGCTTATGTCATGGAAGAGGCCGACCAGCCAGCAACCGTGAAGGGGCGAGTCTTGAAGGCTTTGACTAGCCGGAATCATGGAATCAATCTGAAGACGATTGCCGGGGAAGCAGACACCAGCCTTGCCGGTGTTCGTTCGTATATTAAAGACTTGCGGAATGAAGGCCACGGGATAAAGACCATCCGCAATGGTAGCCGGTGGCCCTTGTATCGTTACATGAAGCGGGGGGCCTAGTCATGGAAGACCAGAACATTACCCTGACCGGATTAGAAGCCAACATGATGCAGGGCTTGCGGGAATTGTTACACCGTGAAGTTAGCAACGTTGTTCGGAATGAGATTGAAATACCGGACCAAAGCGAAATCGAAGATATGGTTTCCACCGCCATTGATGACCAGATTGACCAATACATTGATAACTGGTGCGATAATTATCTGGAAGAGCGGGTTCAGAATATCTTCACCGACCGTTTGACAATATCGGTTGAATTATCGTAAAAACAAACAAGAGGGCCGGGCGTTGTTGCCCGGTCCCAGCAACCTAAGAAGGGAAAGACCCATGAAAAAAGACGCTTACAACCTTAACATCGATGAAACCAACGCGGAAGACTTTGCCGTTATTCCGCATGAAGACTTGCAAGCGATTGCCCAGCTGGTCACCGTCATCAATAAGCAGATGAGTGTGCTTGAGACACTGTTGAAGAATACCGGAATATCTGAGTATTCGTTCGAAAAACACACCAAGACCCTTGCTGATGTGAAGGTAAACCGTGATGAATCTGGTGATTGAGTTTGGCATCTATCTGCTAGTCTGGATTATTCTAGCCTAGCCTGTTTCCTCCCAGCAACTCGGCCCCGTCTATCCGGCGGGGCTTTTTTTTGGTCTCCCGTCAGATAAATATCTAGCGGGCTGATATTATTGGGGTTTGCGGTGCCGGGGTTTGCCGGGTTTAGCATGTTATCCTAACCGGGAAGAACAGCCTTGAAGGTTTGCCGTATCGGTTAAAAATGACAAATGACAAAACGCGTACGGGTGCGCGGGTGCGTGTTATGTTGCCGGGGTTTGCCTTGCCGGGTTGCCGGGATAGGTTGCCGGGAAAACCAGAACGGATTCATCATTGATGTGTTTACAAATAAATCCGCCTTGCACGGGTACGCATGGGCCACCGGGGACCCCCTGCATTTGCTATGCAATCCCGACATATTTTCTCTATTTTTGGGGTTTTCTGTATGGGGTTCCCGGCGGTCTTCCCAGCAACCGTGTAGGGTAAGCCCTGCAGACAACAAAAAAGGGACCCGGCAAGGGGTCCCAGCAACCGTGTAAGGTAGGAGCAGGTAGGTATGTTGGGTAGCCGGGGGTATATAGGGGGTTTACCCGGCGGCTGGTACGCCCAGTATGACGTCGGATTCGCAATCCGTCAACCCCTAAAATGCACCTCGCGTAATTTTTTTTGGTATTCCCCGGGTAAACTGTTGACAAAACCCACTGCCGGGCCTATAATCGAGGTTGCTGGGGTTGCAAAACAACGAACCACCTCAACTTTTCCTTATTTTCCCTTATATGATTGGTCTTCGGTACGCTTCCCAGCAACATCACAAGGCAAATCCATGAACCTAGTACAACAACAACCCAAAAAAAAGCTATCTGAGAAGCAAGAAACCTTCTTGACAGCCCTTTTCGAGTCGAATGGCAACTTCAACCAAGCAGCAGAGGTTGCTGGGTATTCTCGTGGGTCCGTTACTTGGCTTCGGGATGCGTTAGCCGAGGAAATCGTAGAGCGGACCCGAGCCATGTTGGCGGGAAACTCTCTCCGGGCTGCAAATAAGATGGTAGAGTTAGTCGATACACCGGTTATAGAGCGTGGAGATGACCTGAAGCTACGCGCTGCAGAAGCCATACTCAACCGGGTAGGCTTGGGCAAGCAAGAAACAATGAATCACAACGTACAGGCTATCCACGGGGTGGTCCTGCTACCCCCAAAGAAAGAGGTCGTAATCGATGGCTAGCTTAAAAGCAAAACTGAAAGACTTATATGATGTCTTCACCCTAACCAACGACAAACTTGCAGGTATGTCAGAAAAAGAACTGCAAGAATACGTAATGCGTAGAGGCCGCGAACAAGATATGTCTGATGCAGAAGCTGCAGAAGAGTTCAAAGCCCTCAACAAACAAAGGTTAGAGCATCGTGGCAGACGAGCAGGAAACTCAGCCGAAAAAGCGGGGTAGGCCCAAGAAGGACCCCAACGCACCGAAGGCCCGTTACAACCTCTCTCGTGAAGAAAGAGCAAGAAGGGCTTTACAGGCGCGTATTCGCAAAGCTGAGAAATCAAAAGAAAAGTTACAGAAGAAATCACAGGACAAAGCCAACTACGCACGTAAACTAAAAAAGAGTGCGAAGAAGGTTGAGACCGCAATAAACGGCACAGGTTCGCGGGTGGTTGATGGAGACGACCTCGCCAATCTCCCAGCAACCGTGCAAGAGATAATCGATGACACCCCTGTTATATTCAAGCCCAATGAAGGTCCTCAAGAAGAGTTCCTGTCCGCTCCGGAACAAGATGTCTTGTACGGCGGTGCAGCAGGTGGTGGCAAGAGTTTTGCCCTCCTTGCTGACCCTCTCCGGTATTGTCACAACCCTAATCACCGTGGGCTACTTCTCCGCCGGACTCTGGACGAACTAACAGAACTGATAGACAAGTCAAAACAACTCTATCCAAAGGCGTTTCCCGGCGCAGTATATCGGGAGTCTAAATCCACATGGGTCTTCCCCTCTGGGGCAACCATGTGGTTTACCTATCTGGACCGAGACAAAGACGTAACACGCTTTCAAGGTCAGGCTTTCAACTGGATAGGCGTCGATGAAATAACACAATATCCGAGTAGTTATGTTTGGGATTACCTGCGTTCGCGCCTTCGCTCTACAGACCCAGAGTTGCAGAAAAACCTCTGTATGCGCTGCACTGCCAACCCCGGTGGCGTTGGTGGCTGGTGGGTCAAGAAGATGTATATTGACAAGCACGAGGCGAATAAGCCTTTTCCGGCGTATGACCCAGAGACGGGCAAGGCGTTTCTTTGGCCTGACTCACATCCGGAAAAGGGTGGACAACCACTCTTCTATCGCAAGTTCGTCCCGGCAAGACTGACCGACAACCCCTACCTGATGGCGGACGGGCAGTACGAGGCGATGCTTCGTTCCCTGCCAGACGTAGAAAGACGCAGACTCTTAGAGGGTGATTGGGACGTAGCGGAAGGCGCAGCCTTTCCTGAGTTCTCTCGGATTAAACATGTGGTCGAACCGTTCGACATGCCGACCAACTGGCCTCGCATCCGTGCTGCTGACTATGGATATGCTGCACCCTCGTGCGTGTTGTGGGGCGCAATCGATTGGGACAATAATATCTGGGTATACAGAGAATTATACGAAAAACACTTGACAGCAGAGGAACTGGCAGATAAAATATTAGAAGCAGAACAGCTAGACCCACT